GTATGTGCCTGTGATGAACAAGTTGATTGGCAAGTATCTGTCGGCAATGGATTTCTTTGTTCAGTTTGAGTTAGACGAGAATTTCAACGAGACAATCAAGTCCAGATTTCGTGACGAATTCTCTTATGCCTCATTTTCAGAGGGAGAAAAGTTGCGAATCGACCTAGCACTGCTGTTTACCTGGCGTGCGGTATCTAAGCTTCGAAACTCGGTATCTACCAATCTTCTGATCATGGATGAGATTATGGATTCCTCACTTGACGTAGCAGGAACAGAAGAGTTCCTGAAGATCATCGAAGAATTGACAAGCGACTCTAATATCTTCATTATTAGCCATAAGGGCGACCAGTTGTTTGATAAGTTCCATAGCGTCATTCGATTCGAGAAGGTGAAAAACTTCAGTAGAATTGCGGCATGATATGAAAATACTCCTTCCATACACAATTCACGCTGCAGTCGTCAATGCAAAGGGTCCTGTTGTTGCCGGAGGAGTAGAGAAGTTTTGCAAGGACTTAGAGGATAATATCGATGGCATTATCCCCGTGTTTATCACGAAAGAGGACAAAGATTCTCGCAGAACTAAAAAGGTGATTCAAGAGGCGATTGCTAAACATAATCCCGACATGATCATCTTTAACAATCCATGGTGGTCAAACATGATGGTATCATTTAATGTGCCTCTTGTTTGTATTGTTCATGAAGGATTGGTGCGTGATATTCGTATTGTCGAGTTGGGCAATCACCTTAGACGGCTGCATGATAGCGGAGCGCATACGTACTTCGTCAGTCCTCGCCAGTTAGATTTCCATAGAAAAACAGCTATGCGGATCAATAACGTAGACTTCGGTGATATTACAGGCTTCATCAATCCATCGTATCTGAGTGACACCGTTAGTGTGTCTGAGGAACTATTATATGATTGCGGCACAGTCGGTAGATCAGACACGCTAAAGGTGCCATTCTTGGTGCATAAGAAGCTCCATGAGTCCAACCTAAATAGTCTAGTGATGACTAATGATGTCATTTATAAAAGCGACTCGATTAATGCATACGTCGAATCGAATAAGCACTGGAAAGCGCCACAGTATACTTTTCGTGGATTACCACATAGTGAAGTGATGTTGAATCTAGCGAAGTGTAAGACGTATTGCTCAACCTGTCCTAAAGAGTCCTGGGGCATAACGGCAATGGAAGCCCTAGGATGCGGTGTTCCTCTGATTCTGATGTGCGATGAATCAGGAGACCACTCTAGTGAGATTATTGCAGCCGATCCATCTCACTATGTTAAGTTGGCTAAAGATTGCACTGATGCAGTCTTTGCCGATACCGTTAGGAGCATCATGGATATTTCTTTCGAGAGGCGCCTAGAAATCTCAAGAATGACTAAGGATAAGCACAGTTTAGCAAATTGGAAATTGGCTATTGACAATCTTGTAAGCTTGCGCTATAATGATAGCCGCAAGCAATTTAACGATTTGATGGGATTTTTTAATGAGTAACGTGAAAGAAAGTGCTGGCTATGATAACTATATGGATGCCAACGTCCGTAAAAATGACTCATACAGTGTAAGCCTCGATAGGTTCTTTGATGAGCCTATGGACGTTGTCCTTCAAGATAACACGAAGGCCAAAAAAGTTGTGAAGTCCGATGTCTGGAAGAGTATCTACGTACACTTCAAAACTATCGATGACATGGCCGACTTCTGTGCTAAAATCAATCAAATGATTCCTGGCTCCTTGCGAGAGACCTATCATCCTCTAGAAAACCGAGAGTTGAGTCTATTCAAGGATGAGGAAGAGTCTATTGCTGAAATCGATAGGACAAAGTTGCCTGCTAGATACAGTCAGGAAAAGACAGAACTCGTTTTAGATGACGTAGAAATGGAGATCGATCCTAGTGATCTAGACGACATCAAATGGAGACAGCACTGGCTAGATATGCCTGAGTTTGTTCAAGATGAGAACACTCCGTTCAGGACCATCACGATGAAGTTCCGTAAGAAGGAAGACTATGACAACTTCTCGCTTAAAATTGGTCAAGAGGTCACTGACAAGACCAAGAGTATTTGGCACCCAGAGCTAAAGATTACCAAGAATCTGCTGCTGCGGTGGATTCAGCCGAATGGTAGAACTCTGCCTAAGTATCCTATGTACATTGTATCAAAGGGCCGAGCCGATACGATGTTCACCTCTCGGTCACTGTCACGTATGGAGATTCCGCACTACATCGTGATTGAACCTCAAGACCTTGATAGTTATGATAAGGCGCTTGACACGTTTAACATGCGTGCTTATGTTACGCTCATTGTTGCGCCTTTCTCAAATCACGGCGACGGCCCTGGTCGTGCTAGAAACTACGCATGGGACCACTCGATCAGCATCGGTGCAACTAGCCACTGGGTACTAGATGACAACATCTCAGACTTCTATCGTCTGAATAGAAACCAACGTATCCGATTTGAGAGCGGCGTGGGCTTTCAAGTGATGGAAGACTTTGTTGATCGCTATGATAACGTCTACATTGCTGGACCTCAGTATCGGTTCTTTATCGCACCAGATCAGAAGTATCCTGCTTACGTTGCCAATACTCGCATTTACTCTACCTTGTTGATTCGCAATGACTGCAAGCACCGCTGGCGTGGTCGTTACAATGAAGACACTGATATTTGCCTGCGAGTGATGAAAGACGGTGATGTATGCGTCCAGTTCAATGCGTTCCTTCAAGGCAAGGCAGCTACCCAGACCGTTAAGGGCGGCAACACTGCTGAGTTCTATCATGCTGAGAACGTAGAGAATGAGGTCTTTAAGAAGACTGGCTACAATACCGAGGGAACTGTCAACAAGTCTCAGATGTTGGTTGACATGCATCCCGATGTCGCTAGACTTGTTTGGCGATATGGTAGGTGGCATCACTTCGTTGACTACACGCCCTTTAAGGTAAATCCCATGAAGCGCAAGCCTGGTATGGTAGTGCCAACAGACACTAACAATTATGGAATGGAATTAGTGTCAGACTTTGATTGGAAAAATGTTGCTGTGAAGTGAGATTTACCTTGACTCGCATGCGAATGTGTAGTAAAATAGTGACTTGTCCTAAAATAAAGGTATGCATATAGTATGATGAAAAAGAAGAATTTCATATTTGACATGGAAACTATTGGTGCAAATGTCTTGATTTGTCCAGTAGTCGATATGTCTTACACCACCTTCGTGTGGCAAAGATTTATCGATGATCCGTATACATTCGAAGAGCTGGTCGATAGCGTTAAGACCGATAAGCTCTCTGTCATGGATCAAATGAAGAACTACAATTGCTCGTTCAAGAAAGAGGATGTGGAGTGGTGGGAGAAGCTTCCTAAACACGCACGAGATAAAATTCGACCATCGAGTTCTGACTTGACGGTCGTGGACTTCTGTGATACAATACTCTCTTACCTCAGAGAAGAGAAGAACGTTGACTATTGGTGGTCTAGAGGCAATACTTTCGACCCAGTGATTCTTGATCGACTTATGAAGTCCACAGACAAAGAGGCACTGTGCTATCAGTATCTGCAGTTCTGGAAAGTTCGAGACATCAGAACTTACATTGACGCAAAATTTAACTTCTCAACTAAGAGTGGATTTATTCCAGTTGCAGATGAGAGTTATTGGCAAAAGGCGTTTGTAGCTCACGATAGTTCCCATGACGTAGCTGCCGACGTACTTAGACTACAGGCTATCTTTAGAGCCGAAAATGATTTGGAGCAAACTACACGATGAATAAAGAGAACTTTGGTCAAGCTAAGACTGGTGCCCTACGTGAGGCACTAGGCGTGCCATACATGCGACAACTTCCACTTGAGAGTCTAGCCGCCGGTGCAGCCGCACTGGAGTACGGCGCTATCAAGTATGCACATCGCAACTGGGAAAAGGGACTTCCCTGGCAACAAATGATCGACAGCCTAAAGCGTCACATTGACGACTTTGAGCGCCGCAAGGATTATGATGACGGCGAGACTGGCTCTGGACTGCCCCAAGTCTGTATGATCATGGCATCGGCTATGATGCTAACCAGTTCTGTCATTCGAGGCGTTGGTGAAGATGATCGCATGCCAGAGCCAGGTAAAGAGGCATTCGACGCAAAGACCTGCGCCAAGTGGATCAACGATCAACTTGCCCGTGCTGACGAGTTTAAGTCCAATAAAAAGGAATGATAACGAAAAATAAAAAGTTTTGTATGTCCTGTTATAAATATAACGTGAAGTTTTTAATGAACAAGAAAGTGAATAAACTATGAAATTTAGTGCTGAGACTTTGAGCATCCTCAAGAATTTTTCGACAATCAACCCGAGTATCGTATTCAAGGTTGGTAACACAATTCGAACAATCTCTCCCCAAAAGACTGTTATGGCCGCTGCTACGATTGCAGAGAAGGTCGAGCAACAGGCAGGCGTATATGACCTATCGAGGTTTATCTCTACTCTAGGTCTATTCGAAACTCCTGAGGTCGTATTCGGCTCAGATCGTTTCACCATCAAGGGTGGCAGAAGCGAACTCAAATACACTTACACCTCTGAATCGTTGATCGTTTCTCCTCCTGATAAAGACATTGTTGTGCCTAGTCCAGAGGCAACTATCAACGTTAGCTGGCAAGCAATCGATAGCGTCATTCGTGCTACCGGTGTCCTACAGCTACCTGAGGTCGCATTCTCTAGCGACGGTAGTACCATCAAACTGTCCGCCGTTGATAGCAAAACCTCGACTGCCGATAAGTATGAAATCGTCATTGCCGAAGGCATGGAAACAAAACCATTTAATATGATTATCAAAACTGATAATCTCAAGCTCGTGCAAACTGACTATGAGGTAACATTGTCCTCTAAAGGTATGGCACACTTTAAGTCCGATAAGGTCCAGTACTGGGTGGCTATCGAATCCCGTTAATATAGGAGAAAATTATGACAGAAGAAACTACAGCCGTTGAAGGCACTGCACAGGCTCAGGAACAAAAAGCTCCTGGTCTCTCGTTGAACGACATCCTGGGTGTTGTTCAGATCATTGATGTTGTTACCCAACGTGGTGCAATCAAGGGCGAAGAGCTGGTAGCCGTTGGCACTCTTCGTGAGCGATTCGTCGCATTCTTGCGCCATGCTAAGGAGCAAGGACAAAACATCGAGCTTCCTCCTTCGATGAATAACGCATCTGCAGCCGATGCGACTGCTCAATAAGCGTAAGCCTTGAGCCAAAAAAAAGAGGGATGAAAGGTTGACTTTCTCCCTCTTTTCATTTACAATGAACGATTATATTATGGAGTATGAGCTATGCAGAATGAATTCCTCTGGGTGGAAAAATATCGCCCAAAGACTGTGCAAGACACGATTTTGCCTGATGACCTAAAGAAGACCTTCCAGCAGTTCGTTGACCAGAAGAATGTGCCTAACCTGTTGCTGACTGGTCGTGCGGGCATTGGTAAGACCACTATTGCAAAGGCAATGCTAGAAGAGATTGGCAGCGATTACATCACAATCAACGGTTCGATGAACGGTAACATCGATACCCTTCGATATGAAATTGCCAATTTTGCATCAAGCGTTTCGTTCACCGGTGGGCGTAAGTACGTGATTCTTGATGAGGCAGACTATCTGAATCCAAACTCTACTCAACCTGCTCTTCGAAACTTTATGGAAGAGTTTTCGAAGAATTGCGGCTTTATCATGACCTGCAATTTCAAGAACAGGATCATTGAACCTCTACACTCTCGCTGCAGCGTTATCGAGTTTGCCATCAATAAGGGAGATAAGCCTAAGCTTGCGTCCCAATTCTTTAAGCGTGTGTGTACAATTTTGCAAGATGAGGGAGTTACCTATGACCAAAAAACTGTGGCAGAACTTGTGCAGATTTACTTTCCTGACTGGCGCCGAGTCCTTAATGAACTACAGCGCTATGGCACTACAGGTAGCATTGATGTCGGCATTCTAGCAAGTAAGTCTGGCGATAACATCAGTGCCTTGATTCAACTTATGAAGAATAAGGACTTCACGGCTACTCGCAAATGGGTTGCAGAGAATGTGGACGTTGACTCGGCAGTACTCTATCGCCAACTGTATGACATTCTTCCTAGTAAAGTCAAGAACACTCAAAGCATTGCCGATGCCATCATCATCCTTGCCGACTACCAGTACAAAGAAGCGTTTGTTGCCAACACCGAAATCAATCGAGTTGCTGCCCTTGCGACTTTGATGGCAGAAGTGGAGTGGAGCTAATGATCAATCTCGTAGGAGAACACATCATCTCTGCCGATGAAATTGCTGATAGGCTGTTAGCTGCAAACCCAGAGCATTTTAAGATAGCTATCAGACCTGATACTATCCAGGGCTTTGAGTTGTATACCGAAGACGGTATTCTTAGTGAATACGAGAGTAATCACTACATGGAAGCCGGTATGTACTCTATACATAAAGAGTCACATTGTCTATATGTTGGCGAATCTGGTCGAAGCATTGGCACACGGTTAAGCAGATGGATCAAAGAGATTAACCAAAAGTCTCGACCGGATGAGAATCATTCGGCAGCTAAGAAGTACCGATCTATGTGGGGCAATGATCTTAGCGACATGACTGTTAGGATATATTCCTGTAAAGAACAAGGTGCTATTAGTAGAAAGCAGATAGAGCAATCGTTGATACGAAAACTGAATCCCATTCTGAACGTCAAGGGAAAGTCTACATGAAACTTCTATCTGGAATCCTGAAGCGAGAAAAGCGTAAGTGCCTTATTTGCGAAAAGTCCGTTGGTAAGGATTTCGCTGAGGTGCAGTATGTCTATAAGGGAGGATTAGGCTTTGCATTTCTCTGCAGTAAATGCGGAGATGAATTCGATAAAACTAATATCGATAAGGAGAGTGGTAATGACCTCGCCGTTTGATTATGTAAACTCCATTACCACCACCAAGGTTAATATGATGCGTGATAGCGAGAATGATCAGTTGGCCGAAAAGGCATATGAGCCTTGGATCGTAAACAAAGCGCTATCCTACTTTCCTGATACTATTCTTCACGCCAATTTGATGAATCAGTATCATCACCTTGATAAACGTGCCCAATACGAAGGACTTATAAATAGCATTAGACCCAAAAAGCGATTTGCAAAATGGGTTAAGAATGCTAGCAACGAAGAACTTGAATTGGTATGTGCTTATTATAAGTGTAATAAGATTGTCGGCCAAGAGTACCTGTCTCTGTTGTCTAGTGATCAATTGAGTATCATAAGAAAACAACAAGAAACAGGTGGTGTTAAAAAATGAATCTAATAGACAAGCTAGTGGAAGTGAGTTTGCCAAATGAAGAAAGCTTTCTTAAAGTAAAGGAAACTTTGACTAGAATTGGTATTGCATCCAAAAAGGAACAAAAGTTATACCAGTCTTGCCATATCCTGCATAAGCAAGGTAAGTACTATATCGTACACTTCAAAGAACTCTTCATGTTAGACGGTAAAATGAACGACTTCTCTGAAGAAGATCGGGCACGTAGAAACAGTATCGTTGCTTTACTTGAAGAGTGGGAATTGGTTAAAGTAGTTGATGCTACTTCTATCTCAGAGCCTAAAGCACCGCTATCACAAATCAAGATTCTTCCCCACAAAGAAAAGAGTGAGTGGGAACTAGTTGCGAAATACTCTATTGGTAAAAAACGATAAACAAGGAATTATATTATGGAATACGATTATAGAGCACCAAGCGATAAGTTAAAAATCTTTAAGTTGTTTCCTGAGGCGCATCTTCCAGAGTTTGGTACTAAGTGGGCAGCCTGCTTTGATCTAAAAGCATCCCTTCGCTTAGGAGATGCTGTTACAATCTATGACGAGAGCAATAACAAGAGCGTCCACACACTATCAGATGAATGGTCGATGTTTATCACAGTTTCTCCAAAGGAAAGAGTCCTTATTCCTACTGGATTGATATTCGACCTTCGTCCTGATCAGTCTATTCGCATTCATCCACGTTCGGGTCTTGCATTGAAGCAAGGCATCACCGTTATGAACTGCGAAGGAGTCGTTGATGCCGATTACGTTCAACAGACATTTGTTATGCTCTGGAACACTTCGTGTCGTTCAGTAGTCATTAAAGATGGTGACCGTATTGCCCAAGCTGAAATAGTTTATACTCCTGCTCAGCCTAACTTTGTCGTGGTCGATGAGGCACCAGTGGCAAAAACAGATCGTGTTGGTGGTTTTGGCTCCACTGGAGTTTAATTTTGTATAAATAAAATTGAGTTGCCTTCGGGGACTCATTTTTATAACCCTTGCTTAATAGGAGGTCTTATGACTTATATCCAACAATATGATACATTCAACAGCGTAGGATTCGACAGAATCTTTAACCGTATGGCTGAAATCCAGAATACGGCACAAAAAGCTGTACCATACCCACCTTACAATATCACTAAAGAGAGTGACACTACTTACATCGTAGAGATGGCCGTTGCTGGCTTTTCTCAAGATATGGTAGATATTATTGTCAAGGAAGGTGTACTTACCATTACAGGTAATGTGAATGAAGTTGATAAGAAAGAGTATCTACACAAAGGTATTGCCGCACGTGCGTTCACCAGAACGTTTACACTTGCCGATACAGTTACTGTTAGGGCAGCACATATGGAGCATGGTTTGCTTCGAATTTTGCTAGAGAATATAATTCCAGAGGAAAAGAAGCCTCAGCGAATTAGAATTAATGCACCAATTCGTGATACGCCCGAGTTTCTAGTAGAGTAATAGCATGGTGGGAGATTGCCTCCCACCTCACACACATCACACAGGAGAAAATTATGTCTAATAAAAACCCGTTCGAGATTCGGGCAGAGATTCTACAGATGGCCAAAAATTATATGGATGAGGCTTGGCGCATGAATATTCAGTTTACCCAAAAACTGTTTGACGAAGGTAAGAAGACGACCGAGGAAATGGCTAAGGCATTGGAACCATATCCGATGAAGGATTTGATGGCAAAGGCCCAAGAGTTCTACGGATTCGTAGCGAAGAAAGACTAAAAACAGAGGACGTTAAGTCCTCTTTTGCTTGACAACGTGCTAAAGCTGTGTTATGATACATCATTAACTAAGGATATTTTATGAAGCATATTGAAAGTTTGCCTGAGTTGTACAAACGTGATACAAACGGCAAGATCCGAGTCTGGCAAATCCAAGTTGGCTACTCAAATGATGCCTACGCAGGAACGAGAACTGTCAGTGGACTGCAAGATGGTCAAGCGGTGACGAGTGGATGGAATCTAAGCGAGCCTAAAAATGTAGGCAAGATTAACGAAACCAATGCGTACACGCAAGCGCAAGCCGAAGCCCAAGCGGAATGGGATAAGCGAATCGAACGTGAATATTTTATTGATATCAGTGAAGTGGACTTCTATGATAAGTTCGCTCCTATGCTTGCCAATGACTACACGAAGCGTCCTCAGTCGCAGGGCTACAGTCAGCCTAAGCTTGACGGCATTCGTTGCATCGCTAATGCTCAGGGTCTCTGGACTCGAAGTGGTAAGCTGATCAATAGCTGCCCACATATTTGGGAAGAAGTTAAGCCATTCTTCGAAGCTAATCCAAAGTTGGTGCTCGATGGCGAACTCTACAACCATGAACTGAAGGAAGACTTCAACAAGATTGTCAGCCTGGTACGTAAGACGAAAAGTACCGCAGCCGACATGGTCGAAGCCGAAAAGCTTGTGCAATATCACGTATACGATATGTACGATGGTAAAGACGCTAAACTATCCTTTGCCTTGCGAAGCGAAGCACTTGAGCGGATGTCGCCTAAGTGGAAGTACCTGAAGCTTGTGCCGACTGTTTGGTGTGCTACCCAAGACAAGCTGGATGAGAAGTACGGCGAGTACATGACCGATGGCTATGAAGGTCAGATGGTTCGTAACGATGCTGCATATGAGAACAAGAGGTCAAACCACCTTCTGAAACGTAAAGAGTTCATCACTGATGAGTTTCCTGTTGTCGCCGTCATCGAAGGCCAGGGCAACTGGGCTGGGTATGTTAAGCGATTCGTGCTCCGCATGCCCGACGGCACTGAAGTAGGCGCTGGCGTTCGAGGCAGCCAAGCGCAGATGAAGTCTCTGTTGGAATCGAAGGTAACTCCTGATTGGGCAACACTTCGATACTTCGGGCTTACTCCTGACGGCGTACCTAGGTTCCCTGTTGTCGTTGACTACGGCACAGGCGAGAGAACCGACTAATACATTTTGACTTTTTTGTTCCCATGGTGTACAATGTACGCTATGGGAACATTTTTCATTGGAGAACCAACTTGAGTTTTTACACTTGCGTGAATCGTTATGGCAACAAAATTCTATACCGTGGTTACACGGCAGACGGCGAGAGGATACAGGGTAAGTATTCGTTCAAGCCGACAATGTATCTACAATCCAACAAGCCTTCTACTGAGTGGAAGGCGCTAGATGGCAGTCCTGTTGAGCCGATTGAACTAGAGTCGATGAGCGAGGCATCGGACTTCGTTAAGAAGTATGCTGATATCGACAACTTTAAAATCCACGGCAATGAGAACTTTGTTGCTCAGTTCATTGCCGATAAATTTCCTGGCATCATCAAATATGACCTGAAGAGAATTGAGATTGGTAACATCGACATCGAGGTTGCCTCTGATGACGGGTTTCCAGAGCCTGGTCAAGCTAACTATCCAATCATCTCTATTGCGTACCGAAGTAATAGGGATCGAATCTATTACGTATGGGGTTTGGGTAGCTACGATTATACCAAGACTGAACTTGACCTAGAGGGAGACTTCATTCGTTATGTCCGTTGCGAGAATGAAGAAGATTTGATCCTAAAGTTTCTGACATTCTGGTCACACAACTGTCCTGACATTATCACTGGCTGGAATATTCGATTCTTTGATATTCCTTATATGATCAATCGCACTACCCGACTTCTAGGTGAAGAGGTAACAAAGAAGTTCTCTCCGTTCGGCATCACAAAGTATCGCCAGATTGGACTTAAGGGTAAGGATCTAGATGCGTTCGAAATCTATGGCGTACAACAGGTTGATTACTTTGATCTGTTCCAGAAGTTTGGATATTCTTATGGCACTCAATCATCGTATTCGCTAGACCACATTTCGTCGGTTGTTTTAGGCGAGAAGAAGCTATCGTACTCAGAGTACGGCAGCCTACATACTCTCTACAAAAGTAATCACCAGAAGTTTATTGATTACAACATCCGAGATGTTATGCTAGTCGATAAGATTGACAAGCAAACTGGCCTGATGGATCTAGCATTGATTATCGCCTACAAGGGCGGGGTCAATTACATGGACACATTTGGTACTACTGGTATCTGGGACTCAATCATTTATCGATATCTCGGTGAGCGAAAGATTGCAGTGCCTCCTTCTGTGCGTAAGCACAAGAGTGATTATCCAGGGGGTTACGTTAAAGATCCAGTCGTTGGCATGACCGAATGGGTTACTTCATTTGACCTAAACTCACTTTACCCAAATTTGATTGTCCAATACAACATGTCGCCCGAGACTCTACTCAGTGGCCCAGGTGACTTCACCGCAAACGGTGTTGACCACTATCTTGCGAATGACATTGATCCAGAGTTGCGTGAGCGAGATGTTGCCGTAGCTGCCAATGGCTCTATGTATCGCAAAGATAAGCGAGGCATCATGCCAGAGATTATCGTCGGGTTGTACGATGAACGTAAGTCAGTGAAGAAAGAGATGTTGAAGCTAAAGCAAGAATACGAAGTATCGAAGACGAAGGAGCTAAGCCGAGAGATTAATAGACTTGAGAACACGCAGATGGCTATTAAGATTCTGCTGAACAGCCTATACGGTGCCTTAGGTAACCAGTACTTCCGCTATTTTGAAATGCGGATTGCAGAAGGCATCACATTGTCGGGTCAGCTATCGATCAAATGGGCTGAGAAGGCAATGAACGAAGCAATGAACATGTTCCTAAAGACAGTTGACAAGGACTATGTTATTGCAATGGACACTGACTCGCTATATGTCAATATGGGACCACTGGTAAATGCTGTTAAGCCAAAGGATCCAGTGAGCTTCATTGATCAATCATGCCAGCAAAAGTTTGTCCCAATCTTAACCAAGGCATACGGTAAGCTATTCGATAAGATGAATGCCTACGAGAATCGAATGGTCATGGCACGAGAAGCTATCGCAGATAAAGGCATTTGGATGGCTAAGAAGCGATATATTCTGAACGTCTACAATAACGAAGGTGTCCAATATGCTCAGCCAAAGCTTAAGATCATGGGCATTGAAGCTGTCAAGTCTTCTACTCCTCAGGTAGTGCGAGACAAGTTTGTTAAGGCATATAACATGATGCTGAATTCTACTGAGGCAGAGTTGCAGAAATTCGTTGCCGACTTCTTTGATGAATTCAAGACGTTGCCCGCTGAAGACATCTCGTTTCCTCGAGGCGTGAGTGATATCGAAAAGTGGGAAGATAAGAATACAATATACAAGAAGGGTACTCCTATCCATGTACGTGGTGCGTTGCTATTCAATCAACAACTAAAGAAGGCCAATCTCTCACAGGAAATCATTAGAAATGGCACTAAAGTCAAGTTTTGTTATATGAAGATGCCTAATCCTCTTATGGAAAACGTGATTGCCTTTACCCAGTTTTTGCCTGAAGAGTTTGGTCTGAATCAGTACATTGACTATGAGACCCAATTTAACAAGACGTTCAAAGAGCCTTTGGAATTGGTATCGAATGCCATCAAATGGAAACTAGAGTACGTCAATTCGTTAGAATCATTTTTCGTTTGACATCAGCGGCTGTTGATGTTACAATGGACAAATCGCAATTTACTATAGGAGAATAACATGTCGTCATTGATGGACAAACTAACCAAGAACTCTACAATTAAGCTGACCTCGCCAATCATGGACTCAAAGGTCTTTGGCAAAAAGGATATGGCACCTACTCCAGTGCCTATGATCAACGTAGCACTGTCGGGTCGGGTTGATGGCGGACTGGTGCCTGGCTTGCTGATGCTAGCTGGACCATCGAAGCATTTTAAATCTGCATTCGCATTGCTGATGGCTGCAGCGTATCAGAAGAAGTACCCCGAGGCCGTTATTCTGTTCTATGACTCAGAGTTCGGTACTCCACAGGCATACTTTGAGTCCTTTGGTATTAACATGAATCAAGTGGTGCATACACCTATTACCGATGTTGAACAGCTAAAGTTTGACATCATGAAGCAATTAGAGGGCATCAGCAAATCAGATCGGGTGTGTATCGTCATCGACTCAATCGGCAACTTGGCCTCGAAGAAAGAGGTCGATGATGCACTTGATGGTAAGTCTGTGGCAGATATGTCTCGGGCAAAGCAAATGAAGTCCTTGTTTCGTATGGTGACACCGCACCTGAACCTGAAAGACATCCCGCTTGTTGCTGTCAATCACACGTACAAAGAGATTGGCTTGTATCCTAAGGATATCGTTTCCGGTGGTACCGGCGCTTACTATTCTGCAGATGCTATCTGGATTATCGGTCGTCAACAGGAAAAGACTGGTACTGAGATTATGGGCTATCACTTCATCATCAATATCGAGAAGTCTCGCCATGTCCGAGAGAAGTCTAAGATTCCCGTCACTGTGACATTCGAAGGTGGCATCTCTAAGTGGTCGGGCCTGATGGAAGTGGCAGAAGAGGGCGGCTACATCACTAAGCCCAATGTTGGTTGGTATCAAGGCGTGAATCCAGAGACTGGAGAAATCCTGACTCCTAACAAGATGAGAGCTAAGGAAGTGCTCGAAAGTTCGGAATTCTGGTTGATGATGTTCGAGAAAACTAACCTTGCCTCTTACATCAAATCCTGTTATACTATGGCATCCGGTCAAATGCTGACCGACCAGTCCAATCTTAGCCTAAAGGAAACTGATACAGATGATTGAATCCACCGTTCTTGCAGGGCTACTGCATAGCGAAGATTACATGCGAAGGGTAATTCCCTTTCTCAGCGAGGAGTACTTCGGCGACTTCGCTGAGAAAGCGCTGTATAAAACTGTTGCTAGCTATATCGAAAAGTACAATGGTGTCCCAACAAAGGATACTCTTAAGCTTATCATTGAAGAGAAGACCAACATTAATGATGACCAGTTCAAGTCAATTGTCGGTCTAATCGACTCGCTATCATATGATGATAAAACAGATATGGATTGGCTTGTCGATACAACAGAGAAATTCTGTCAAGACAAGGCAATCTATAATGCAGTGCGGGAATCCATTCTAGTGTTAGACGGGCAACATAAGACCTTAGATAAGGGATCTATTCCAGACCTACTATCTAAGGCCCTTGGAGTTTCTTTTGACCAGAGTATCGGTCATGACTTCCTCGAAGACGTTGAAGAGCGATATCAGTTCTATCACACCAAAGAGTCTAAGGTTCCATTTGACCTAGAGCTATTCAACAAAATCACTAAGGGTGGACTCTCTCGCAAGTCTCTGTCCATTGCCCTCGCAGGCACTGGCGTTGGTAAGACTTTGTTCATGACCCATTGTGCGGCCGCTAACCTGATGGATGGTAAGAACGTGCTGTACATCACTATGGAAATGGCAGAAGAGAAGATTTCTGAACGTATTGATGCCAATCTGTTGAACACTACTGTTGACTCTCTATCCGAGATGCCGAAGGATGTTTATGAGAAGCGTATTGCCCGAGTAAAGGCAAAGACGACTGGCAAGCTAATAGTTAAAGAGTTTCCTACTGCAAGTGCCGGTTCAGCCCATTTCCGACACCTGTTGAATGAGTTGAAGCTGAAGAAGAACTTCAAGCCAGATATTGTCTATATCGATTATCTAAATATCTGCACTAGTTCTAGAATGAAAGCCGGAGGTAATGTAAACTCTTATACTTTGATTAAAGCAATTGCCGAAGAGTTGCGTGGTCTGGCTGTAGAATTTAATATTCCAATTCTGAGTGCTACACAAACAACCCGAACAGGTTATAGTAGTTCTGACTTGAACCTAGAAGATACATCAGAATCTTTTGGTTTGCCTGCGACTGCTGACTTTATGTTTGGTTTGATTTCGACCGAAGAGCTAGAAGCCCTAGGTCAGTTGATGGTTAAGCAGCTAAAGAACCGCTGGGGTGATACCAATACACTTAAGCGTTTCGTTATCGGCATTGATCGTTCGAAGATGAAGCTTTATGATGCAGAGGAATCGGCACAAGATTTGGTCAGCGAGACTAAGACTCCTGCCAATAAAGGCTCATATGCGGATAGGACAGACCCAGATCGATCAAGTGATGATAACATTGTGTCATATAGATCGAAGCAAAGTAAAAAGCCCAACTTCGGAGGGCTAAAATAGAAAAGCTGGCACCCACAAAGAGTAAAAGGCAACAAAAGCTGCCTTTTACATGTTTACGTGACTGGGAGGAACCCCACCTGCATCTAATAATGCTTCCCCAGCTATTCCTTCTGTGAGTTTTTCTATAACCTTCACACTTGCCTCTTGTTATTACACATTAACACGCACCCAATGGCTATTTATATAAATTAAAATTTCGCTTGACAATTTCCTAGGAATAGACTACACTAGAG